CTGGAAAGGTCCACCCGAATTCCCGGATCGAGGCAGCGATCTGGGCGACCTGCTCGTCCGAGTGGGTCCGGGCATTGCGAATGTAGGGCAACAGCGCCGACACAGGCCGGCGCTCCACGGCGTCGGCCGGCCATCTGGCCTCAGTCGCGGCGACCGCGCCGGATTCTTTGCCGGCACGGCGGCTTTGCGCCCTCTTAGCGGTCATTGTTGCCTTTCAGCTGGAGGCCCCGAAACGGGCCTATTCTTGGAGGTATTGGCAGACGGGAAAAATTCTCTGCGTGAGCCCCCGTCCGGCACACGGCCCCAAAGGCTCCAAAGATTGCGGTCCCCCAGGGGGTTACACGCCATTCTTCATGTGCATTTTGCATTAGTCCTTTGATTGTAATGTAATTACGACATCTATCTTACGTTGTGTCTAGCCGTTCGCCTCGCGCGTTCGGCGATGGTTTTTTGGTTGTGGTGTGATCTGCACATCAACCGGGCATTACTTCGATCCAGCGGCGCGCCTCCGTCTTTCAGCTCGACGATGTGGTCGACGATCATGCCGCGCTCGATACGGCCACAACCTGGCACCTGGCATCGACCGCCTGCTTCACGTCGCACACGATCGCGCAGCGCGATCCATGCCGGCGATGCGTAGAACCTGTCGGCCACCTTGGGCGGCAGTGCCGCCGTGCGCAGATCCGCCAGCCCAACGCGCGGCTGCAGCGCCTGTAATCCCATGATCGTGTTGCTCCCAATAAAGCAATCGAATGATCCGCTTGTGTGCTTGGCTCGTGCCGCGATTGAAGCGGTCATGATCACCGGGCCGCGATGGTCGTGGCCCGTTTCATCGAAAGGGTCCACGCCATGTCGAAAGCTTCAACCGCCGCACGCCCCAGCAAGAAGGCCACGCGCACCAAGGGGGCTGCCAAGCCAAAGGCCACCGCCAAGGCGACCAGCATGCCTCGCACCGAGAGCAAGCAATCTCAGCTGATCGCCATGCTCAAGCAGCCCGACGGCGCCACCATCGTCGAGATCACCAAGGCGCTCGACTGGCTGCCACACACCGTCAGGGGTGCCATCGCGGGCGCGCTGAAGAAGAAGCTCGGGCTCAAGGTCGAGTCAGAGAAGGTCGACGACCGCGGTCGCGTTTACCGCATAGCCGAGTAGCGGCTGATGTACCGCATCATCCTGCGCTCGGTCGGCAATCCGGACTTTGGCCAAGACCCGTATCAGTCGATGTCCCCGACCGAGGAGATCATGGTCGATACGCTGCAGCAGGCAGCCGAAGCCGCCCGCGCCTACATCGTGCGCCATGACCTCGGTGGCGGGAACTTCCCCACGCCGCACGTGTTCAAGGGCCATCAGGTAGTCGCCCGGATCTCCTACAACGGTCGCATCTGGCTGCCGCCGGAGGGCGGCTGGAGCGACAACGACCCCGACGACTGGAGACGGTGGCGGGAGGCGCCAGGATAGTCCTGCCGCCGACGAGGCGGCTCAATCAATCAGCCGGTGGTCGCGTCAATGCGTGGTCGCCGGCTTTTTCGTTCGTATTGTGGGTGATGCCCGCCGCGCGCCCCTCTCGCGATCATAGCAAGAAATCTACCACGGCCCGCCGAAAACGCTGGTTAGAAAAGTGTCTGCAAGCCAAGTTTGCTGGCGCGTGTCTGGCGCTCTGCCGGCAACCACGGCCTCAATCTGCTCTATGTTCAGCCGAGGAGCTGTCCGACACCCCTTTGAACAGGCCGATTTCAGCCGCTGAGTTGGGACATGCCGATCTTGTCGGTGAATACGACCGAACGGCTCGACTCGGCGAATCTAATCAGGCCGTCGCGCGCAAACTGGGTCAAGGTCCGCGACACTGTCTCGATGGTGAGGCCTAGGTGGTCGGCGATATCGGAGCGCTGCATCGGTAGGTCAAAATGATCCTCCTCTTCAAGCCGCTCAGCGAGGTCGAGCAGAAAGGTGGCAATCTTCTCCTGCGCCGTCTTGCAGCCGAGCAGAAGCATGTGGTCCTGGGCACGCTCAAGGTTGCGGATCATCGCGGCCATCACAAAGTCACCAAATCCTCGGTAGTCATGGCTCATGGCGTCGAGCCTGCTACGGCGATAGGCGATCACGGTGGCGCCATCGACTGCCTCGGCGGAAAAGTGATGCTCAGCGCCAGCCTCAAGGCCGAACATGTCGCCGGCGAGATGGAAGGCGTCGATCTGGCGACGGCCGTCGTTCAAAGTCTTATAGGTGCGGACGGTGCCGGAAAGGACCTTGTAGAACAACTCGGCACTGTCGCCCTCGGCGAACACCTCCGCGCCCCTGGCCAGGATGCGCACGGTCCCCCGCGGCGTCGTGACGGTCTCCCTCGGCATCGCCGCGGTGCCCTTCATGGCAAGGGCGGCGGGAACCTTGACGTTGAGGCTGGCGATCGACGGACGCATCAGGCTCTCCTCTGTTTGTGTACCTTGCTTATCGCTGCCCCACGATCCCCCTTGCTATTCGGGTATTTCCCTCCGTGATTCTACGTAGCCTTCTCCGGACGGAGTCCGCCCACAGCGCGGCGAAGACCATCGATCCCAGGCTCGACCAGAAAATTGTCGCCCGCTTACGCTTCACACGATACCGGCAAGTACCTTGTTTACCTGCGCCAGCGACACTTTCAGCGTTCGCGCAATAGCCTGCGGTTTCATCCCGGCCTGGTAAGAGGCCCTGATCAGGCTGGCCTTCCCCGTCGGCATCTGCAAACCGGCCGCCGGCTTGGCTGCTGGCTTTGTCCTGCCCTTGGGTCCTTTCAGTTGACGAGGCTCTGGAACCGGCGCCTGCGGCTCCTCACCTTTCTCCGCGCGCCGCCGTTGCAGCTCATGCTCGACAGCCCGCTGCAAGGCTTCGAGGTCGAAGTCATCCAGATACTGCAGCGTCTGGCCGATGTTCCTCGGCAGAGCGAGCCGTCGCGGCTCGTTGCCTGCACCGTCGGGTGGTGGTTGATCGGTCATCCCCGTGTTCCCCCCTGATACCCCTGTGTTGCCGCAGGCTACCACGACGCCGCTTGGCTACGCCCGGCCCGCACGCGAGCAATCGCTGCGCGCCGCCCCAGACGAGTCAGCCCGCTGCGGCCATTCAGCCGCCACGCGATGACGCAAAGCGCGTAGAGCCAGTGCTCGTGCGCTGCGGCGCGCGCCAGGCCGACTTCCCAACAGATTTCCTTCCACCTCGTCCCGCTGGCCCGTAGCCACGCGATCTTCGCGTCGATCGGCTCGAGCCAAGGCATCCAGCTGAGCGTCGCCTCCATCCGGCTGATGGCCGCGGCTGGCGGCGGTGGCAAACGCATCGGCTCCGGCGTCTGGCCCACGAGATCGCTGAACTCCACGAACATCTGTGGCCATGTGCTGAAGTAGCCCTGCCCGCGCTCCGCGGGGAGCCGCCGCAGCACTGACGCTGCCTCAATCAGCCGCTCCTCCACCATCTCGGGTGTCCAGTCATTCATGGCGGCTCTCCTGTCTCCCCGGCTTCTGCCCGTAAAGCTTCTCGCCCAGCTGGCGGACCAGCTCGCGTTCAGGCCAGGTCAGTCTCTCGTCGTCGGCCTCGATCACCAACACGCGCTGGGCCTGCCAGCCTTCGCGCTTGATGTGTTCCGGCGGCTTGCGTTCTCCACCGAATCCTTTGGGTGTCCACTTCATTGGGGGATTTCCCCGATTGTCGTGCCGCCCACGGCGTGGTTCGCTTCCGGGCTGGGATGACGTTTGAGGAGACGCGCGATGGCCGGACAACGTTTCAATGTCGAGCGCACGCCGGCTGGGCAGCAGTTGGTCATTCCGGGAACGGAAAAGCCGCGCCCCGCTCCCAAAGCCAGGTACCCGAAGGACGGAAGCCAGCTGGTCATCCCGGGCGCCGAGCAGGTCAGCCCAAAGACCCACCTGACCCGCCTACTCCAGAAGCCGTTGCGGCCTCGTGTCGGGCAGCGCGGCCTCGCTGGAACCTCCTTGTTCGGCAAAGGCGCCCCGAAGTAATTCCGAGCGATCATTTCGTCACCTCGTGCAGCACGGCGGCGTAGCCCGCGATATCGAGAATCGAGTCCTGGTGCCTGGGATCGCGCGCCAGGCGCGACAGCTTGAGGTCGATCATGCAGAGCACGACCTCGGCCGGGGTAACGGGGTGGCCCAGGGTGAGCGACCAGCGCGCTGCGATCGCTGCCATCGCCTTGTCCGGCGCGCCGTAGATCTTACTGCGCTCCGCCAGGACATCGGCGGCGTGCTTCAGGATGCTGTCCCCGCTCATCGCACGCCTCCCTGCGTCTCGGTGGCCCACAGCAGGATGGCCAGCGCATCGGCCTCGTTGTCGTCGGCGGGATTGAAGCCGCGAGCGCGGACCGCGGCGATGACGGCGGCCTTGTCGGCGTTGCCCTTGCCGGCGATGAACCGCTTGATCGTTCCAACGGGCACGCCCTGGTAGGCGATACCATGGTGATCGCACCACGCCGTCAGGATCGCGAGCCAGCCTCCGTAGGCGTGTGAAGCGTCGACCCCGGCGTGCCGGCGGACCTGTTCGTAAACGATGAGGTCGATGCCGCCGGCCTGGTGCTTGATCTCGGTCAGCCAGTGCTTGAAGCGCAGGAAGCGCATGCCACCGCTCTGCCAGCGGTCGAGCCGGAACTCCGCCGTGCCGCTGGTAATGGCGCCGTCGGCGCCGCGGAGCGCGAAGCCGGTGGTGGTGCCGAGGTCGAGGGCGAGCAAAACATCCCGGCTCGGATCAGGCGATCGGAGAACCGGGGTTGCGGCCGGCGATGCCGGCGCATTGGTAGAGATGTTCATCATGAAGGCTCACGAAAAGTGGGCCTTCGGCTTCGGTCGAAACAGATTTTACGGATCGAACTTCATCGCCGCAACAGCCTTGCACACGAGCGCGTGCTTGTGCGTGCAGATGCGTAGCTTGTCACCAACCTGCCTGCACGAATGAGAGGTTGGTGTCAGGCTTTTTGTTAATCCTTCCAATGACTTACCCTGCTCTGGCACCAACCTCTCTGTCACCAACGGGGGGTAAACACATCTATCTATAAAATATGTCCATACAGGGCATCCGGACATATATTTCCCATACAGGTCTTTGACCCGTTGGTGACGTTGGTGACATGGTGACAACGCTGATTACGTTGAGTTTTTCTGTCACCAACCTCTGTCGGAGGTTGGTGACACGGGACAAAAAAAGGGGGCCCGAAGGCCCCTGTGTTTTGAGGACGGCTCACCGTCGATATCGCCATTGCCGGCCGCTATCAGTGCGAACCTGATGTCGGCTCCAGCCGTTGGCCTTTAGCCAGGCCGTTACGCGCATCTGATCCGCTCGCGACCACCGCCCCGGCTCGACTCCGATCGCCTGCTCGAGGATTTCACCGACGGACACATCGGCGAGTGGCGCTGCCCGCTCGACCTCCTCATCCTGCCAGTCGTCGTAGCCTACGTAGCCACGATTGACGCGCCGACGCTCGAAGGCGAGCCAGTGCTCGATCAGATCGTCCCAGGCATCAGACTGCAGACGAGTCGCCTGCAGCGCATCGGCCATGGCAATCAGTACCGGATCCTGCAGCCACCAGATCGCGCCCTCGTGGTAGCGCACAACCGCTTCCGCCCACAGCTGATCGCGGTCCTGGCGCAGGGCATCGAGGTCGATCGTCCCGCAGCGCAGGGGCCAGAACCGCCGGTTGCCGGTCTCGTCGCGTAGATAGGTGTCGGGATTGACGCTGCCGGCGAACACGCACTGGCGTGGTACGTCGATGACGTAGCGTTCGTAGGGAGGCCGGTAGCGGTCGACTGTCCGCGACAGGAAGGCCTTGATGCGCGAGACCTCGGCGCGGCCGATGGCGTCGAGCTCGGCGATCTCGATGATCCAGACGCCGCGCATCTGCTGGGCAGCATCCTTGCTGCCGATCTCGGCGAGCTCATCGGTGAACCAGTCCGCGCCGGCCAGAACTTTTAGCGCCGTGGATTTCCGGGCGCCCTGGGGGCCTTCGAGGATGAGCATATGGTCGACCTTGGCGCCGGGCCGCATGATGCGGGCGACGGCCGAGATGGCCCACAGCGCACCGAAGGCCCGGTTGAGCGGCGTGTCGTCGGCGCCGAGGTAGGTCAGGGCCCAGGAATCGAGGCGCTGCACGCCGTCCCAGACGAGACCGTTCAGATAGTCGCGCACGGGATGGATGCGGACATCGCGGGCCACGGCGATAACGCTGCGGCTGACGACGACCGGAGGCACATTGATCTCGCGACGCTGCAGCCATTCGGCACAGCGGACGTCATCGGCGTCCGCCCACGGCCGGGGCAACGGCGAGGCCTGGTCGTCCCAAGGCAGTTTCCGGGCGACCATGATCTCCTGACGGAACTCGTCGAACACCAGGGTGCCGGCGAAGGCCTCGTCGCAGGAGAGTGCCGTGATGACGTTGGCTTCGTTGCGCTCGGGCGTGCCGGCGAGGTCGAGGCGCAGCTGGTTGGCCCAGCGCGGCCGGATCGGCCTGTGGTGAATGTCGCCGGTGGTGTTCAGGCGGCGGCGCAGCTCGCCGATCTGCTTGTCCAGGATGGACACGGCGATCCCGGTGGCCGTCTTGATGGCCACCAGCACCTGGCGTTCGGGCAAGGGGTCGAGCCTCGCCTTGACGAGCTGGCCCAGCAACGTGCCGAGCGCCGACAGATCGGGCGGGTTGCTCAGTCCCCGGGCGACGGTCTCGAACTCGCTGGCGGTGGCCGGCACCGGCGGCGGGGCAGCAGTGGGCTCCGCCGGCTCCTCAACCGCATAGTCGGCGGCCGTCACGCCATGGCGCAGGTCGTCGTTGAAGTCGTCGCCATGCAACGGCCCGACGATACGATGGGCGATATTGGCAATGTTGAGCCGGTCGGCGAGCGTGGCCGCTGCCTGCCGTCCCGCGTCCCCCGCATCGGTGAAGATGGTGACAAGTGCGACACCGTCCGGCCATTGCCACCGTCGCAGCCCGTCGGCCGACAGCGCCGCCCACGTCGGCACCGCGAAGATCGCCTGCGCCGACAAAGCCGTTTCGATGCCCTCGGCAATGCCCAGGTGGCCGTCCGCCGGCAACGTCGCCAGCCGCACCGAGCCGCCGGCCACGGCATCCAGCATCTTCTTTCCCGCCGGCGCCTTGGCCGAGCCGTCCTCGAGCAGGAAGGTGCGATGGATGCCGCCGGTCGGCATGCCTGCGCCGTCGCGCACGATGGCGACCATGCCAGGCCAGCCGCGTTTGGCGTCGTAGTCGGTCAGGTCGGCATGAAACAGCAGATCGGGCGCAGCGGGATCCCCGAGCCCGCGGCTTTGCAGGTAGATCTCGGCTGCGGAGCCAGCGAGCGGCTGGCATCCATCGAGAATGCGGGCGACTTCACGGCTATGGTCGCGTTGTGGCGAAGGCTGGGCCGGCGCTGGACGTGCCGAAGATGGATGTGCCGGCAGCGGCCGGTCGAGATGCGCAAGCCGGGCCGCCTCCTCGAACAGGGCGCCGTTTGCCATGCCCGTCGCGTGATGGATCAGGTCGATCGGGCCGGCGGACTCGCCAGTCGCATGGTCGTAGCCCCAGCCGGCGCGGGGCCCCCGCAGATGAATGATGCAGGATCCCTCCTTGCGTGGCGGACGGCCGGACAGATCGGCGCAACGCAGCGTCTTGCGGTCGGGTGAGAGCCGCGCCTGCGGGAACAACCCCGGCAGCCAGTCGGGTGCCGTCGCCATGAGCTGTTCGCGCACCGCGGCGAGATCGAAACGTACCGGCGGTTGCCAGACGTCGTTGAGGTCGATCATGGCCGTGACCTCAGGCAAGGATCACCAGCCCCTTCTCCGCGCGCGTAATGACCGTGTAGAGCCAGCGCCGGCGATCCGCATCGGTCCGGCCGAGGCCATCATCCCAGACGACCACATTTTCCCATTGTGAGCCCTGGGATTTGTGCCCGGTGATCGCCCAGCCGAAGGTCGCCTCGGTCTGGTGTCGCTTCTCCTTCCAGTCCCGGTCGTGGCGGTGGCGATCGAACGCGACGTGGTCTTCGAAGTGCCCCTTGTAGATGCGCAGGCGTGCCCGCGAGCCGTCGGCTCCAGGATCTCCGATGCGGTTGCCGTCCTCGTCCGTCACCACGGCCGAGATGTAGAGGCTGCCCTCGTCGACGACATCCTCCAGGGTGAGAAACATCCCATTGATCAGCCCGAGATCGTTCTGGTTCTTGAGGCACACGATCTTCTCGCCGGAGCCGCTCGGCAGCCAGCCGTCACCGAAGCCCGCGGCACGGCGCATCGCATTGTTGAGCTGCAGGCGGGTCGCGTTCATGCCGCAGATCACCTGTCCTCCGCGCAACGCCTGCTCCGGCGTCACGTCCATCTTGCGCATCTTCCAGACGAAGGTGTCGTACTGGCCAAAGCCGATGGGTTCGCCCTGGCGGGCCATGGTGGCGAGCCGGATGATCGCACTCTCGGCCGCTTGCCGATGGATCTCGGTCAGCATGATGTCGGGCGCATCCCTGGTGAAGGCCCCCTCGCCCTTGATCGGCGGCAGCTGGCCGGGGTCACCCAGCACCAGGATCGGCTTGCCAAAGCTCATCAGATCGCGCGCCATCTCCTCGCCGACCATGGAGACCTCATCCAGCACGATCAGCCGGGCATGCGCGGCATCGCTTTGCGGATTGAGCGCGAAGCGCGGCTTCTTCATGCCCGACAGCGCCTGGCGCATGGCCTCGATCGCTGCCTCGGCGGCGGTACGCTCGAACCCGGCGAGCCGGCGGGCGGCCTTCTGTGCCTCCTCGATCTTGACGACCGCCGCCGCCACCTCTTCCTCGGTCGCCTCGATGACACTGTAGATCAGGCTATGAATAGTACGCGCCGGCGTCCCCTTGCGGCGCAGAACCAATGCCGCCTTGCCGGTAAAAGTAGCGGTCACCACGCCCGGCACGCAGCTGTCGCCGCCACGGCCGCTGCGATGCGGATCGAGACGGAGTTCCTCGAGGGCAAACTTGAGCGTGGTCGATTTGCCTGAACCTGCATAGCCAAACAGCCGGAACACCTGCTGCGTGTCGGCCCGGTTCTCGAACCAATCTTTTATGGCGGCAATCGCCCGGGCTTGCGTGTCCGAAGGCGTGAACGTGCTCATGCCATCTCTCCGACCGAGACCGCGTAGTCCTTCACGATCCCGCCACGTGCGCGATCGCCCACCTCGCAAGGCTGGACGAAGACACGACGCCCATCGACAAGGGTGCGCCAATGCCCACGCCTGACATGCCACCGAGGACTGGCGTGCGTACCGCCGCCCTGCCACGTGCACCGACGCATCCTGTCCAGGTCGATATCTACCAGCTTCCAGTTCCAGCCCGTGACGCCAAGCCTGGAAAGCTTGGGGCGGCGGGTTCGGGGAAACGGCTGCTCGTTGACGGTGGGACCGGTCGAAAGCAAGGCCAGGGCCCGCCATACGATTCCGCTCGCAACCAGCGCGTAGATCTCGACATCACTCGAGCTCAGGAGTGGGTTAGGCTCCACCTCGGCGTATCCGTCCCCTCGAAAGAAGGCCGTGCACTGCACGTCGCTCCAGCGAGAATCGTGTCGTGACCGTAGAAGCAGATACGCTTCGACGCCCTTGGCCGTTCGCTGGACGTAGACCACCTGCGCACGGAACTGCGGGCTCTGGTCGACGACCTCGAACAGAACCGCATCGTGGGGCAAGCACAACGGCTCCGCCGAGACGCGCCGGGCAACGGCATCGACTTCGTCAGAGTCGAAGCGCTCCTGATCCGTGAAGAGATAGATGGGGGCCTGCGCGATACCGGCCAGCTCATCCACCCGCCAGAATCGCATGGCTTTTCGGGCGATGATTCGCTTGAGATCGTACGATTCCGGGATCATTGGTCGTTCCTCCAGCAGCGCTGCGCGTAGGCACACCAGCGGCAGAGATAGAAGTCGGGGTTGGAAGCCACCCGCGGCGGCAGCTCCCCGGCCTCAGCGGCGCGAATGACATCGACGGCCTTGTCGGAGAGCGCCTGGGCGGCGCGGGTGTCGAAGGCCACGATCTCGTGATGGAGTGCCTGGGTGTCCTTGTTGAGCGCGGTGAACAGCGCCGATCCAAGGTCCATGTAGGCCATGTAGATTTGTAGCTGGGCGAAGTAGACCGGCTTCGACCGCTGCACGCCGTGTTTGACGGTATCGGTCCAGGACTTTGAACCCAGTGCCTTGTGCTCCCACAGGACCGGCCAGGCGACGCCGATATCGGGACCGCTGACGATGACGCCATCAATGTGCCCCCGGATGCGGCCGTTGGCGGTGACAAAGCCGAACTGCTCGCCGTCGCTGCGATGGGTGCGCAGGTCGAAGCCCGCGGCACGCAGCCAGCGTATCGACAGGGTCTCGAACTGGTGGCCGGCATCGAAGATGCGCAGTGTGCGGCCATCGAAGTCCTTGCCGGCATCGAGCGGCGCGCGGGTGTATTCATAGACCAGCTTGCGCGAGCAGGGCTCGCCGATCCGGCTGCCGCCGAGATACGTGCGCGGACGCTGCTGGCGATTACGGTCGACCAAGGCGTTATCAATCAGCGCATTGATGCGCCCGGTCATCGTCTCTTCCTGCCAGCCGCCGTAGACGACTTGGGATCCATGATTAAGGTCGATCATTGCTGGCGCTCCCAAAAACCGCCGGCCGCGGCGATGCATTGGAGCTTGTGTTGCTGGGCGGCGCTCAGCGTCACCTCGCCACCATAGGTGCGAAGCTTCGCCCGCAGGCTCTCGCAAAATTCGATCTCGAAGTCGGTCTCGGCATTCGCCTCGGCCTTGTCCAGCAATGCTGTCAGGTTCGCGGTGGGGCCGTCGTCGTTCAGGTCCAACATGGTGGTGTGCTCCTCAAAACGGCAGAGGGTCGTCGAGCGCGGTGCCGGTGCGCTCCTTCACGCCGGCCTGGCTTTGCATGCTCTCGACGAAGCCGGTGATCGCGGCTTCCAGCAGCTGGTCGATGTCAGCGGCGGTGCGGTGATAGAACGTGTCCATCAGGCCGAGTTCGGTCAGCGCCTCGGCAAAGGGTTTGCGGGCATCCTTCAATGCCTGTGTCTCGCGGGCTGTCTTGTCGATCATGCCGTTCGTCCTTCTTGCGATCTCGGCGCCGACGTCCAGGCAGCGCATCGAGCAGAAGCGGTAATAGGGAAAGCGGTCCCAGCGCAGGTGGTGGACGTAACCGAAGCCACGCCCCTCCCGGCTGCAGAGAGCGCAGGGGCCTATGCGAGCAAGAACCGGGTCAGGGCCCCGGTGTCGGCCGGCTGGTCCCTGATCCGATCCATGCCCAGCACCACGAAGCGCGAGATCGCGTTCGTGGCCATGGCTTCGAGATCCGCCATGCTCAGCGCGGCGATGGGTTGGTGAAGCCGTCCGCGTCCTTCGAGCCATTCACCCATCGCCTTCGCTGCTTCACGCGTGACGTGCGCCTGCCACTCGTCTGAGTTCATGGCCGTCAGCCGTTGAGCCATTGCGGGCCGGTCGGCGCAGCCGGAGCGGGTGCCGCCGCGGCAGCGGTCGCCTGACCGGTCCACGGCTTGTCGGAAGTAGCCGGAGGGGCGCTCCAGCCCGGCGTCTGCTGGACCGCCGATGGCGCCTTGCGAGGCCGGGCGTTCACCGGATCGGCCGTCACGCTCTCGCCGCGCATGATGGCCGCGTAGTGCGGCTCGCCCGGCAAGACCACGTTGGCCAGCTTGTTGGCGTCCTTGTATTGCGGGTCCGACGCGGGCTCGATCATGATGCGAGCGGCGAAGACAATGCCGTCGAGCTGTTTTAGCCCCTGAATGACCCGCTTCTGCCGGGCGGCCGGGGTCTCATCGCGGGGATCGAGGCCGAGCGCGCTGTCGATCATGGCGCGGAAGGTGCCCTTCGAGATGTTCCAGCCCTTGGACTGGCCCTTGTCGTCGAGCTTGCCGCCGGAGACGGTGAACATCTGCCAGAACTTCCGCCGCGCGAAGGCTCCGTCGACCGCGGTGAATTCGCAATCGAGCATCTTGGCGTCGCTCGTCTTGGAGGCCCTCAGCAGGCCGGCGTCGAACGGCGTCGCGCCGTTCACCCCGCCGGGGCGGACGATCATCCGCAGCTTGGCAAAGGTGCCGTCGGGAATCGTGTCGCCGACAGGTGTCATCTGCGGGCCGGCGTCGTTCATGTCGTACATGGTGATTCTCCTGTGGGTTGGTGGTTCAGGCTGATAAGGCGTTGGGGGTGGCGGACGGTCCCGGCCATGGCGGCGAGGCTGTCCGGTTGATCTTGGCGAGCAGTGCGCCGAGATCGGGGGGCTCGGTGACATCGAGGCGACCCGAGCGGTCCTTGGCGGGCAGGCCGAAGGGATTGCCGGCACGGCACACCAGCCGGCGCTCCGTTGCCCGTTCGTCCAATACGAAGTTCCCCTCCCCGTCCCGGGCAAAGAGGTGGAGCGACATCACCTGGTCCACGATGCCAGGCAGCTCGCGCCCCGCCTTCGAGCCTTCCATCTGCGGCTGCCAGGTGACGGTGTTGAACTCGTCGGTCACCTTCTCCAGCACGCCGACGAAGATCACGGTCTTGCCCGGCGCATGCTGCAGGTGCTTCAGTGCCTGAATGACCTCCCGTCCCAGCAGACCGTAGGCGCCCCGGATATCCGGCTTGCCGGTGCGCTCGGAGAAGGCTTCCGGTTGCTGCCGCGCATAGGCCATGGCCTGACGCGTGAGGTCGGTGATCGAGTCGACGAACACGATCGACTTCGAGGCGAGATATTCCTCGACGCCGGTGCCGGCATAGATGCTGCGGACGTGCTGGTGATGCTGGGCGCTGTACCAGGCACTGGGATCGACGGCGGGATCGGGGCCCCCGATCAGCACCGCGAGATCGCGAAAGTCGGCGAAGCTGCGGACCGGGATGCTGCCACCGGACCAGTCCTGCACCGACTTCATCCCCGCCTCGAGGTCCAGGCAGACCGTGTCGGCGGGCGGCAACGACTTCAGCGTGAACGTCTTCCCCGATCCCGGAGGACCGAAGATGGCCATCGAAGTCTTGTTGTGGGCGGACGACAGGCGTTCGTCGGCGGTTACAATGCGTACAGGCACGAGTTGCTCCAGTGGTTGCGGATCATTTGGGAGACGGCGGGGCTTGACCGGGTGCCGAAGGGGTACCTGCCCGTCCTTTCGGATCGAGCTGCCCCGCCGATCGGGGGATCAGCTCTTGTCGTCAGTGGTGAGCGAGAGCCGGAAGGTCTGCTTGCCGGTGTTCACCGTGCGCGCCGGCGCGAAGGCAGTGCGGATGCTCTCAGGCCAGGCGGTGTACTTGCGCTCGGGCACCTTGATGGCGATGTCGACGTACTGGGTGGGATCGTCGCCGGCGGCGCGGATGCGCTCGACCACGCCGGCGATCAGCGCCTGGTCCCAGTCGACGCGTTTGGGCAGGTCGGCCACGACGGTGACACCATCCTGCTCGAAGCGCACCGTGCCGGTGTCCTTCCTGGCCTCGCGACGCAGCGCCTGAACATGGTCGGCGAAGCGCAACGCGATGGCGCCATCGATCCAGTCCTTGGCCTTCTTGCTGGCTTCGAGCGCAGCCGCGGCGTCCTCCTGCAGCAAGGCAAGATGCTGGGTGGGCAGCGCGGCGACCTCTCCGATCGGCAGCATGCGTATGCTGTCCAGGGTTGGACGGTTGGTTAATCCAGACATCAGGCCTTCTCCTCGGGGATGAGCGTTGAAATCGACAGTGGGCTTGAAACGGCGCGTGGCCGGGCGATCGCCAGGTAGCTGAACCGCTCGCTGCAAACCCGGCGCTGCAGCAGGTGCACGAACCCGTGTTCGGCCAATCGCATGGCCTGGCTTGCCATCCGCCCGAGCGCTGCGCGCTCTCGATCCCTGAACGCATCCCCTCGGGGTGAGCGGTCGAGGGCGAGAAAGCCCTGGTGATATTCGAGGACGTCCCCAGGGCTGGCCTGACCGACCCAGGCGAGCAGATCGATCTCGGTCTGGCGACGCGGCAGCGGAGCATCAGTGCGGGTGGCGATCATCGCGGCGCCCCGGCGGCCTGTGACGCAGGAACGATCACGTTGCGCTGCTGGACCGCCTCATAGGCCTCGATGTCGGAGAGCCGATAGACGATCCGTCCGCCGATCTTCAGGTAGGCTGGGCCGATCTCGTCATGGCGCCAGCGCTCAAGCGTCCGGTGGCTAAAACCCCAGCGCCGTGCGAGCAATTTTTCGCTGAGACAATCCGTCCGTTCCATCGACCCGTCGCTCCCATCTGCTGACGGGATAAGCATCGAGCATCGAGGGGTGGGATGTCGTGAAGACTAGGGTGGGACGCGGGGTGGGA